CGCATGTCCTGCCCATCGCGCGTATCGGGCAGGCGCGCGGCGAACCGTACACCTTCGTCCGTTTCTTCAAGGGACAGGGTGCTGCTGCGGGTGTCGGCGAGAACGCGCCCGCCGTCGTGTTCCACCAGCAGCGAGACATTCCGCGCTCCCAGATCCGCCGAGAACGCGCCGCGCTGGATCTGCTCGATGAACGGAAGTGGCTGGCTGTCGGCCCCGTAGGGAATCGCAAGACCGGAAACGGTGTTCCCGGTGACATCAGCGCGGATGGCGTAACTGCGACGCTCAGTCTGCATCGGGCGACTCGCTTTCTTCGTCTTCCCGGTCTGCGTCCGCCTCGGCCTGTCCAGCAGTGGTGTCCAGGCGGACGCGTAGCTGGTCGGCGGTCGCATCAGCCACCGGGGGCATGCCGATGAACCACCGCGCATCGTTTGGGGTCAAAATGCCCGACTCGACAAGCTTCGTCAGTTCCTTCGCTGTGTCCTTCATCGTGCCGCGCAGCAGTTCCTGCAAATCGTGCTCGATGCGGTAGCCGGGGAACAGCTTCATCTGCAGTTCCGCCTCGATCCGGCGCGCCCAGGGGCGCAGCGTCTGATCGACCAGGGCGCGCTGGGCATCCAGCGTGATCTGAGTGCCTGCCTCACTCGCCGCCAGGAATGACAGTGGGACGTTCAGCGCACGTGCGATCTCACCCATTGCAGCCGTCCTAGCCGCCGTCAGGGCAGCGAGATCGTCCGTTCCGCTCACACCCTCGATGCTGCCGCCACCGTCGATGATCAGTGGCTCGCCGCTGCCGCCTGCTCGGGCATGCTTCGCCTTCCAGCTAGCCAGGATTGACTGCTTCGCCGTTTCGCTGATCGGGGTCGGAAACTTGAAGCTGAGCCGTCGGCTGGTCCCGGTCTTCGCCATCACCGACGCCCACGCATCGAGATTTGCGACCAGTTCCAGCTGCATCGCGCACTTGTCCAGGGGGCTTTCGCCGATCATCGCCCAGCGCGAATAGCCAGACTTGACGTGCAGAAGATCGGTGCTGGCGATCGGCTGGCCATCCAACAGGTAGCGATAGGGGTCCGCGGACCAGTCGATCGTGACTCGGCCACGGTCGATCGGCAGCAGTTCTGCTACTTCGCCGCTGTAAGTACGGGCCAGATAGACGTATGCATTCCCCTGGCTGAACGCTTCAGTGACCATCCAGCGGCGCAGATCCCAGCCGTTGATCATTTCCGCCGCCCGGCCAGTGAACAGGCCCAGCGCGGCAGGCTTCACCTCGGTATCGGCACTGTCATAGGCGCACAGGCTGACGCTAGCCAGCATGCTGCCCACGCCCTCGATAGCGCGCTGGACGCCGGGAATGGATTCGATCGAGCTGGCGGACGAATCCACCAGCATCGAAGCATCAAATCCACCGATGAAGTATCGGCGCAGCGATGAAAGAAGTCCCATCGCCTGCCCAATTCTGAGTGTGGTTCTATTCTGTCAATAGGTAACTGCGCCAAATTTTGGCACTTCGCGGGAATTCTTTTCCCGTCCGCTAGATGCCGGACGCTGTTAGATCGTGATGATGCCGCTGGGGGCAGTCCACTGCTGCGCCCGGCCACGCAGTTCATACAGGCGCGCCGCGTTCACCGCCGCCACCACCGCGTCTATGTTCTGGGTGGTCTTCCCCTTCACGGGCCGCTGTCCGCCGTTGTTGTCGGTCCACAGAACCGCGTTCTGGAGCTGGTGCAGCAGAACCGGATCGTCGTGGTAGCGCAAATTCTTCCCGTTCAGCAGCACTTTGAACGTCGCCCAGGCGGGCGCAGCCTCGCGCTGGGCCTGCGAACGGGCTTCCACGGTCAGTCCCAAACGGTCGATCAGGACCGCCCGGACCCAGTGCTGGGTCCATCCCACCTCATCTACCCCCACCGTTTCCAGCTGTAGCGTTTCCTTCAGCATCATCAGCCGGGCTTCCACCGCCTGGAAATCGATGACATCGCCGCCGGAATGCTCCACCAGACCGCTTTGCACCCAGTCATACAGCCAGGGCCGCTCGGCGCGCATCTGGTCCAGATTTCCCGCACAGAATGACCAGGTGCGCAGCAGGCCGAATTCCCCGGCATCCACCACCACGGCGACGCTTGTCAAATCCGCAATGCCGGAATGCGCCACGCCCAGGGACAGGTCAACGAACGCCCAGGCGCGCCGCCCGCGCACGTCCTCTAGTGACCAGTCAAACCGCTGGCGGTCCAGAATCGCTTTGTCCAACCCCACTTGCATCAGGCCACCGCCGGGCAGATTCAGGTACTGCGTCCTGAAATCCTCGATCTGGCTGGCCTGATCGCCGAGCGTGGCGACCAGACCCACCAGGGTGCTTTCGGTGATGTTCCCATCGATCCACAGCTGCGGATTCGCCTTCCGCCACTGTGCCTTATCCCTGATGTCACAGCCGGGGTCCGCTGCCCAGTGATGCACCGCCCAGTCCTCGCGCAGCCCAGTGCCTACCAGCGACTCTTCAGCCGTCCGCCGCCAGTGCGCCCAGGGCAGGCTGGTGTCCCCGTCCGCCGTCGTGGTCATCAGCATCTGGCCGTGCGGCAGCTTCGCGCTGGCCGTAATCAGGCGGGACAGGAACGTGCCTGGCAGGCGCGCCGCCTCATCCGCCAGGACTAGATCCGGGGTCCAGCCGTCCGCCCGTTTCGGGTGGGTGGCGATGATCACCAGTTTGGACTGGCCGTGGTTGATGCCCGGCTGGTTGTTGTTGTTGACCTGTTTCCACCTGGTGTGCTTCCCGTCGGCTGGGTGGTGGAATCCCGCCAGGACATCCGATGCCATCCGGGCCTGCTGAAGCCCCGTAGCCGCGCTCAGGACCAGCCGCGTCTGCTCGGGGTCACGCATGACCCACCCGGCCAGCAGGGCCGCTAGCGTGGTCTTGCCGTGGCCGCGGGGGACGCTGAAGCTCACGATCCGGCAGGGGTCGGGACGGCACAGGGTGTCGGCGACCACAGGCCACCAGTACGGGTAGCACTCGATCGAGTCCGGCAGTTGCGCCGCAAACGCTTCGGCGATATCTTCCCTGTAGCCGCCTGCGCGCGCCCTATTGGCGAACGCGACAAGGCTGGCCGCAGTGACAGCCGACACTTCGCCGCTGTCCGCGACTCGCTCACACCAGTCGATCGACTCCCTGAATCTCACGGAAATCCGGGGTGGGTAGAGAGTTTCCGAGGGGCGTTGGCGGTAGCCCTTAGGGGGGTACCCCCCCCACCTATGCCGGGGGGCAAGTTTTTGCTGTGTCTAGACTTATGACATTCACGACACAAGAAAACCACGTTGCTCGGGTCCAATTCTCGCGTCGGATCGACCGAAATTGGGACGATGTGGTGTGCTTCCAGATTGTCTGAAACGATTCTGCAATCCCTGCACCTGAACACACCGTGCGCCAGCCGCAGCTGCTCACGCAATCGATGCCACGAACCTGGGCGCTTGTGCTTCAGGCTCTGGTCCTCTGTTCTGGGAAGCACAGGATCCCACTTCCTAGGTAGTCCCATTCGCCTTCCTCACTCCATCGATGAAAGATGGCATGCTGTCCAGGCGAAGCACGATCAGCCACTCGCAATCGTCCGCCCGCATAAGCAGTGCAGCCTGCCTGCCATCGAGCGCAGCATCTAGTTCCGCCTTTTGGAACAGGCTTTCCACGGTCAGCCGCGCGTATCGCTTCACTTCCCAGTTCCAGCCATCGAGGCTGGTATCTAGGTCGCTTGCGCCATCGACCCCATTCCGAGCCGATCGGCTGGCCTTCAGACCTAGAACGGCCCTCAGCCGTTCTGCCGCTTCCAGTTCACCCCTAGCCCCCTTCGCTCGTTGCGCCCTACCCATTGACACCCCCTGAAATCAGCTGCCCCTGGTCCGTGTACAGCGAGAAATGCCGTAGATCGATGAACACGCAGGGCTGGATGTCGGCTGGGTCGCCTCGATCTTTCCTGCCGTTCACCTCCAGCGGTTCCCGATCCGGCAAAATGTCTAGCCTCGCCAGTCCGTAGATGTCATCGGACCACTGAACCCACAGGCCAACGGCCAGCCGATGTTCAGTAGCCAGGGCGCGCAGTGCCTTCCATTTGCGGTCGAACAGCAGGACGCTGGCAAATCGATCGTGCGGGACTTTCCTGCATTTCACCTCGATGAACCACAGGGGATTCGCTCCCCTGTACATGCAGAAATCCGCCGCATGCATGCGCGGCAGTGGAACGGCTCGGGCCTGTAACGCGATGTTGCATGCCTGAATTGCGCGCGTGGCGTTCGCCACGTCGCGTTCCTGTTCGTAGACGGGGCGTTCGTTCATCCCTCACCCCGCATCAGGTCATCCCTAATCGCATCTGCTTCGAATTCGGCCAGTTTCGCCCGTAGCCGCTTCGTTTCAACCGCCATCATGCGTTCTCGCACGATTGACGATGCCAGAAGTCCCTGCAATTCGTCAATCTTCGCCGCAGCATCGAGCATCAGCCGGGCCTTACTGCCCGGCGTCAGATCGTTTCTGGCCGTGCAGATCGATGCTGCCCATTCGCGCAGCTTGTCCGTGATGTCCTTCATTCCGTTCCCTCCTCAGCGAGATCGCCGGGTGCGGTCGCCCCTAAGGGCGATCCGTCATCCCGCCGATCGAGCGCGTCAAATGCCTTTTCGATCTGCCCCACCAGGTGTGGTGGCAATCGGTGCTTTGGCAGTCTCAGTCCGTTCGCCTCATTTACTCCGTAGGGGGGGCTTGACAAAGCCCCATTCTGGGAGGTATCACGCGTCCTGCGGCACGACGCTTCGCTAGTGCTTGCGCGGTCCTCGGGCGCGTGATCCTCAGTCTGGGGGGGTTCTAGGGGGGGTTTCGCAATCCCCTCCAGAATGGTCGCAACGGCTTCCGCGTATACGCCAGCCTCAGGAACATCCCACTGCTCACTCTTCTGGTTGATTCGCGGCAGGGCGATCGCCAGTGCTTCGATGCGCGCTAGGGCTTGCCGCTGGATGTCCATCGGCAGCACTTCGCCTTCATGCTCGTCAGCCATCCACGAACCGTCCCCGGGCTTTACCCAGCAGGACTTCACCGTAGCCCCGGGAATGCCCCTAGCGACCTTTCTGGCGGCTTCTAGGCTCGGATAGGGGCCGTGCGCCCTTCCGGTCCCCCGAGGCTCCATAGCCCACCAGCCGACGATCCGAGCCGCCATCGACGGCTGGCCGCTGTCATATCGGGGTACCAGCCGCTGATAGCCCTTCATCAGGAATTCCACCGTGATCATGCCGCCGGACTTCGCTTCCCTGGCGCGCTCGATGGCCTGCGCTACCAGACGCTGATCCAGCTTCGAGAACCGTTCGTGGAAGCCCTGCTGCTGTGCTTCAGGTGATCGGATCAGCCCTGGGA